TTCTGGAGCGTCGCCTTCTTCACCAACTTCCGTAGGCTGCTCACCTACATCAGCATCTTCGTTTCTAGGATCTCCTTCGGGATATTGAATGGGTTGCCCATCATCTGCACTCAACCCATAAAGCACTTCTCGCAATGTTTCTTCCGGCAACTCTGCCCAAGAATCCCCGAACACCTGCTCCAAAACAGATGCTTTATCAACAACGCCGTCAGTTCTTTCAATCTCTACGCCACGCTCTAGCGCACTCCAGACAGTTCTTTTGGTGTCATCGGAAAGATCGGAGTCTTTTAGCCACTCCGTATATTCGTTTTCTTTTAACTCGGTTCCTGTTGTTTCTGAATATGTTTCCTGAAAGCTGTCTCGGCTAGTCTGGCGTTCCATATCTTCGCCAAATATGTCCTCCAGAACAGAATAGCTTTCGGGAAACGCAGCCTTCCACGCTAGCATTTTTTCTTCTTTTGCCGTTAGATCATTTCCTTCAATGTCTTGCCATCCTTCCTCGCCGACATAAAAAGGATTACTAATCGGATCGATCCCGGCATTCCAGTCAGAAAGCATTTGATCCAGATAAAGCTGTTCTTGCCTTTGATCGTCTGCCGCTAAAATACTTTCAAAAGCATCTCGCGCCGAATCTCCATCGTCTGTTTCTTCCTGCTCATAAGGATGTGGGGCAGGAAGTTTAACGTCATAATCGCTCATATTACGATGTACTCTCCAGAAGCATCTAGATAAACAACTCGCAAGGCATCATATTGACTAGATATGGACTTAGATGCTGACCCATCTATCAATTCTGCTCCTGCTGTATTTACGGTGACCGCCCCACTTCCCATTCTTTTCACTATGACTTGTTGTCCGTCCTTTGGTGAAACGTGGAGACTGACGACCACGGTACCTGAACTATCAACCTCAACGATTTCCAAAGCCGCTTCTCCGGTTGTTGTGTAGGCTGCTGTCTGCCTTGAGTAAAAAGGCTTCACCAAGGAGAACATGTCTATGACTACTTGGCGCAGCGGTTCCGCTTCCGGGTTGACCCTGACTGCTTTCGGATCTCTTAAAATTCTCGTTGTCATTCAAATAGCACTGTTTTTTTATCGACCATTTTTGGAACGCAATATGCGGTAACTTTTTCCTGTCGATAATGTGGACGATCATTTCTAGACCATTTTCCCATTTCTATCGCTGAAGCATACTCTTGGCAATTATATATTGACCGCCAGAGCATTCGCGGATCGCTAACGATTTCATTGTCTACTTCAACAATGAGAAGAAACGCGATTGTCAGCATTTAATTCGACCGCATTTTCTAATATTACGTTGTCTTTCTTTGGCTTGTTCCAGCCGTTGTTTCGCAGAATCTAGTCTTGCTTCTTGAAAAGCCTCATAGAGAAACCAACCTGCCCAACCTATGAACACTAAAGAACAAACAATAAAAGCAGCAGTGGCTCTTTCTCGAAACTTACGTTGTCGTTCTTTACGCTTCTTGTGAATATCTTTTAAGTATTGTGAGTGCTCTTTTTCTGATTCTTTTCGTATACGCTCTGCATCTCTCCAAACATCGGACATCCCAGCCATCATCAAATGGTCTTTGATTTTCCTTTCTATGTTTTTGATCTCTCTGCGTTTGATGGAGAGATCCATAGCTTCTTTCGGAGTGAGAGGACGCTTGAGCTTTTTCTTTTTCTCCCAGTTATCTAGTTTTTGAGCCGTTGTACCAAATTTTCCCAACAATTGAGCCGCTTGCTGGGCATTAGCTTTACCTTCTTTGAAGGTGGCAATCGTATTATTGATTGCAGAGATAGCACTGGTAATCGCTGCCAGTTCAGCGAACATGAGGGGTTACCCCAAGAATCTGCTGGCTAGGAAAAGTCCCACTAGAAAAGGATATAAAGCGTAAACGCTCATCTCTATGCGGTTCATCCGTTCTGTTCCACGATCAAGTCGCTCTTCGATATTCTTATATCTTAGCGCACACTCTCTTTCGTGGGATTCTAGTTTGCTCACGTTATTTCGACCCACCTAGTATTTGCTTCATCCCACTCGTAATTCTTTCCATCATCAGGACGATCTACGGGAGCCTCCCAAAGATAAGTCGAGTTGTTAAAAACCCAACTATTGAAAGGTTTAACAGGGTTAAAGAAGCCTGTTCCATCATATCTGTAACCAATTCCTGCATAATTCTTTCGTTCTCTAGCCGCATCGCCGCTAATAATTGATTGATCGGCTGCTGGTCCTGATGTTGAAGGATCGTAGTAAACTCCACCACGCATGTTGTAAGAGGTTTTCACCCATGTGCCTTCCAGAGTTTCAATATAATCTGCTTCAGCAACAATGACTGTTTCCACTACTCCATCAACTACTTTTGCGTAATGAGCCATAGTTTAGCCTGTGTAGGTTCCAGAGGAAGTAAAAGTGTGATACGTGTATCCTCCAGCAGAAGTGACTGTGCCTCCAGTAGCTTGCTGGCCTCCAAGATATCTAATAATTATTACTCCGCTACCCCCGGCCCCGCCGGATCCATAGGTTCCATTAGTTCCTCCTGCTCCACCTCCGGTATTGGCAGCCCCGTTGTTTGCCGCATATTGGCTTCCAGATCCCGGATAGGTAAATCCATCCGTTCCTCCCCCCGCCGAGGCCGTACCATTGCTAGCCGTGGCTGATGCTCCTCCTCCCCCGGAAGCATAAGAAGTTCCCAAGGACTTCCAATCTATACCAGTACCACCATTTCCCGGTGGACTTGAACCAGCGGATCCCTTACCTCCCCCCACGCCGCCTCTTTTTCCAGAGCTACCTGCTCCTCCGGCGTTACCCTGCCCGGAAGTCCCTGCACCACCGCCTCCAGCATTTCCAGCTGATCCTCCCCCCCCTCCCCCGGAGCCTCCAGAAGATCCAGCAGCGTTTCCGGGCGATCCCCCGCCTCCCCCTGTAGCTGCTGTTGAGTCGATGCTGGAATTGGCCCCTGAATTACCCTGACCAAGTGCTGCTGCACCTCCAGCCCCTATTGTTATAGTGTATCCTTGAAGGGGTGTTGCTGTGAACGAGCTATCTAAAGCACCACCAGCACCTCCACCCCCAGAGCCTTCTAGCTGAGATCCTCCACCACCGCCTCCAGCAACAATAAGATATTCGGCAGTGTATGGGCCTCTAGGAGCCTTACCGACACCAAAACCTAATACGCGATACCCAAACATTAAATACCCCTAGGAATCGTTAGCCGCATCAGTCGTGAAGAACAGTTTAATGCCTAATAATCTGGCATCTCCTGATTGACTGTCAGCAGATACATCTCTCATAATCTGGAAATAGGTCTGGGTATCAGCAGCAGCATTGGCTATGGTGACTGCTCCGCTCACCGCACTCACTGTCATATCGTTACTGGTTCCTGAAAAGGCTTTTGCCGTAGCGACTACATTTGTTCCAAAGGCGGTATTGATTGAAGCGTCATCTGCCATAGATCCACCTGACAAACCCCACGCTACGGTTCCTGTATTCGTTCCTGTGACTGTCCAGAAAGCTTGGAAGGTAACAGTTCCTTCGTTCCAGCTTTTTGGAAAGCAAACAGTAAACTGTGCGTTTTCATCAGAACTCGGATCAAAATCTAAACATTTCAATTCAGGACCATTAGATAACTCTACCTGCTCTAAATCCGCGCATCCGTTGGTTGAATTCGGGTACATCGCAGCCGCTGGAACATAAATTGTTTCTAGCCCGGCTTGCCTTAATACGCCTACTCCATCTAACTTGTTGAGTTCTGCTGCCGTAGAAGTAACATTAGTTCCACCAATATCCAGAGTGGTCATACTGACCTCACCGGCGACTGTTAAAACGCCATTTGCTAGGGTCATCAAATCAGTGTCATCAGTGTGCCCTATCGTTGTGGCGTTAATAATGACATTATCAACAGTTAAGGTGGTCAGAGTCCCTAGCGATGTGATATTAGATTGAGCCGCCCCGGTTACAGTGGCAGCGGTTCCTGAAACATTACCTGTTACATCTCCCGTTAATGGTCCTGCAAAAGCATCTGCGGTGACCGTGCCATCAAAATACGCATCCTTGAATTCATTATCAGATTTTCCCAGATCAATTATATTATCTGCTCCCGGATAAAGAACTCCATCTTCAAGAATTAACTGCTTTTCATTACCGGCATAGAAGTTAATTTTGTCAGCATCTTCAAAGTCAATCTTGGTTTCATCGTCTTCCCCGATCTTGATATCAGTGGCAAGCAACGTAAGGGTATTATTTGCTGCCGTAATGGTTTTATTTGTGAATGTCGTAGTGCTAGAGGCGGTTACTCCGCTCACCTGACTATCGACATAAGCCTTGATGCTTTGCTGCGTTGCTACCTTTGTCGCTGAGTCACTTGCAAAGTCATCCTCGTCTAGAACTGCTGACCCGCTAACCCCGGTGTTCAAAACTGCTGAAGTGAGTGTTTTGTTCGTCAGGGTTTGAGTGTGCGCCTCAAAAACAAACGTGTCATTGCCGCCTAACAGCGGAAGACTCACCGTTCTGTCTGCGGCCAGATTTGCTGCTGCAAAGATGTATTGATGGTCTGCACTACTGTCATTAATCTGAGGAGTAGTCAGTACCGGGCTGGTAAGAGTCTTGTTTGTAAGTGTCTGGGTTGAAGTTGTGCCAATCGCTTGGGACCAGCTTGACAAACTACCGCCGTCATCAACAGCCCAATATAGCCCTGCGCTTTCAGTTAAAACGATTTGACCGTATCTAATCTCACCACTTGCCGAGGTATTTCTAACCGCCGAAATTACCACTGATCGGTCACTTGAAGGAGCATTTGACGAACTAGCCCCAAGACTAAAAAACCCACTCTTCTTTAAGGCTGTTGCTGTTGTATCGCTGCCGTCTGAGATAGACGTATTCCCAGCGTTACTTGCGTCTGCATCATCTATGATTGTCTGAAGCTGAGTAGTCGTTTGAGTTAATTGTCCCATGTCATCCTCTTAGAATTTGAGCGTCAATGGCAGCGTCCAGAATATCAACTCTTGCATTTGACGTTGTTTCTATTCTTGCAATAATTTCTCTTGATTTTCCTATCGAATGCATATCTGCCGTTTTATTTCCGTTGATGCTTGCGCTGTTAATCGTTGTGAAAGAGCTTAGATTCTTTGATACTTTTAGCGTGACGGTTGACGTTGTGCTGGTATCTACATGAATTTTCAGTCGGTCAATGACCATATCTGCGCCACCGACATCTAGGACTTCAGAGCTAATCAAAGGTAGGTCTTTACGCCTCGTCATGTTTGCGCCGTCCTGCTGATAATTGGAGAAGTCTAATTGATAGATTTTCTTATTTTCAGAATGAGCCGCAAGAATTTTACTGAAAGCGTGAACGACTGAGGTAGTAATGAAGTCTTTTTCAAACCACGTCTTAGAGGTAACGTGATACGTCCAGATTTCGCCCTGATCTTGAAATACAAAGTCTACGAAATTTTCCTGATGCAAGGAGTAGGCTGATACCCTTGCGTTGGTAAAATCACTCTCATCAAATGAAGCCCACTGTTCACCAATTGCAGGAACAAACAAAGGCTGAAACGACTCGCCTTGGATCATTCCCGGCCTTCGGGTTGCATCAATGAAGTAGATAACTCCATCAATACTATCTACAGCGTAAGTCCCGCAAATGCCCTGCTGCAAGACTGCTTGTCTTGATAGAGGCGGTCTACCTGTGCCGCTTGTGAACCATATCTCAGTCGTTGTTTCTCCGAATAGGTACAGGTATTGATCCTGAGAGAAAACCCTTAACAAGTCATCTGGTAAAGCCTCCGCTTGTGCAAAATCTAAAGAGGCAATGCTTGTGCCATCGTTCAGCGCAGAAACGACAAAATAGCCGTCAGGCTGTTGATAGATGAACCTAGAATCTAAAAAAGCCACGCTGCTTGTTAGGAGTAAATCGGTATCGCTAATCTCCTGTAAGCCTCCCGCGACTGTGTAAACATAAGCGTCGGGCGTTCCTCCAGTGCAGATAATTAACTGATTTCTATCGGTTGCCATCACTACCGGAGTCGGGCTATTTGATATTTCGCCTATGAAATTGGCAGATCCGGCCAGATCAATCGAGTACAAAGCCGATCCGGTGACCTGATACAGAAGTCCATTCGGCCCATCAGCAATCAATCCTCTGTCTGCGCCTCCGGGCGTGACTGAGGCTGTTATTGCTTCAGACGATGAATCAGTCAGGGCAGAACCTAAACTGTCTGTGATCGCTTCTCCTGTAGCCTGAAACGATGCAAAGGTGACGTATCCCGGAACTTGGCGATATCCCCTCAATGTGTGGGGATAAAGGTTCAATGTCTGCTGTCTGTTTGCGTCAAGCCGGGTGCTCTGATAGCTAGATTCTAAAGGGATTAAAGCTCTCATACGCTATCAGTATTGACCTCGTAACTTTTCTGCGCCCATCGTAAATCTGAGGCATTCAAAGAAAGATCAAGGGTAATTTCACTTTCTAGCCGATCTTTTGTTTCTTTTGCGATCTCGAAAACTACCGGAGCCGGATCTAAACCAAACTCTGCCGCTACTTCAACCGCTAGATTGTAAGCAAGTCCTCGCACTGAGCCATCAGGAATATCGAGCGTATCTCCCACCGCGCTAGGCGCAGGAATATTGATTAGCCCGTCTTCAGCAAACTCGTTGATCATGTTTTTCAAGGAAATAAAGACATCAGCGTTTTTTGCAGAGTCGTCCGTTGAGAATGTAACTCCTGACGTTCTGACTCTCAAAAGGCTGGTTGCCTGATCTATGATTGTCTGACTCGTTGCCATAATTCACCTAAAAATAGAGCCGGGGGTTTTACCCCCCGACTAAGAGAGGTCTTAGTTGATGCCGACCCTACACGCCGTTTCCGGCCTGATGGTTTTGTAGCCGTACAAAATGTCAATACGGCACGGGAAGGTATCAGCACTGATCGAGTAGTCTCGGACGATTCTCATCGAGATTCCGTCCATTACTTCTCTCGCGCTAAAATCAATCCCTTCTGGAAGGACTAAATCCGCTGTCGCGAACGTGAAACTGTCCTTGTGATAGGCCAATGTGTCAGTCCAATCGGCTCCGTTTCCCCCCCCAATTTTTGAGACAGCGGCATTATCAGCCGGGCTACCGCTAACATTCTGATTGCCGCCTGAAGCAGTTATGGAAGGTGATATGGATAGACTTGTCGCAGAGCTACCTGAGTTTGCAGTCACGACAAAGTTCTGAAGAACCCCGGTGTCTGCTTTAGTTTCAGGATGAACCCGGTTGACTCCTGCAATAGTGATAATGTCCCCTACGAGGAAGGTGGTACTACCCCCGTCAACGGTCAAACTTGCACCTGTCTGGGACGCACCATTTACAAGATAACTTGTAGTGGCCGCAGCCGTTCCTGTGGTGTGCACGGGGACAAGAGTATTTTCGTAGTGGTCAAATCCACTGATCCGTCCCAACATGCCATCCTTGTATTGCTTGGCAATCTGTCCAGAATCCTGAAACAGACCTTTAGTGTCGGCCAGCATATCAACGACTGATTGAGGGTCATGCATATAGATGCGATCGCCATAAGGGGCAAGGTTTAGCGTTAGCTCCTTTTGGGCTTTCGTAATGTTCGCAAAGGAATTAGCAGAGCCTACGCCATTCACGAAATTGTACACATCGTTATTCATGTTAAATGCATCAGACTCGATATTGGACGCTAACACAGCCATTGCTGGCTCTATGTATCGCGCTTTGAACTCGTCAATGTGCAGTGAGAGTTCTTCCGAGCTGAACGTGAAATCAACACCCTTCTGAGTTCCGACAGTCAGAGTGACGGATTGCTCTGTTACGTCTTGGGACGAAAGAGTTGCTCCGGTTCTGACTGAGAACTGGTTGGGGAGTCGGATTTTAAGATCATTACCAATTTTCGCACCGCTTTTTGCGTATTGATCATCGTATTGACGATTGATGGTTCCCACAAAATTTAATTTCTGATGTAGAACAGCGAGTGCTTCTTTAGTGATGATCGATGGGGTTAATAATGAATTAGCCATTTATCGATTACCTATTTTGTATACCCACGATACCGCCGATATTCGTCCGGTGTCATCTTGTCAGGATCTTTTGAAACTTTCCCTTTAGGTGTCACCGTTCTGGACGGAGTGGGCGCATTAGTTTGAGTGGCCGACCTTCTTTTTTTAGCGTTAATGGATAGAGCCGTGCTGATTCGCGTCAAATCTTTCAATGCCTCGATATCGCTCTTTCGGTTAATCGAATTTGCAATATTCTGGTTATTTGCTAGGTAATAGGCAACTGCTGGTCCGTTGCTCATTTCAACGATCTGATTCGCAACGAAGTCACTCTGTTCAAAAGCAGGATTGGTTACCTTTTCTTTGAAATCAGGATAGTCGATTGAAAAGTCGTTTGATTTTTCTACAAAGGTTGCTGAAGCGATCTGCTGCTTCTTTGCCTGTAGTTGAGCAAGTTGGGCTTGCTGTTGCTGTTGCATTACCTGAGAAACATTTTGAGCGTTCAGATTAGCCGTATACTGAAGAACTGCTTGCTGGTGTCTGCCTTCATCATAGTCGTAGTCTTCAAGTCTTGGATAGGCTTGTGGCATATCCTGAGTTTGAGGCTGACTCTGAGCTTGCAGATACGCAACCTGCTGTTCTAGTTCTTGTACACGAGTGTTCGCTTCATTTTTCTGTCGTGCCAGTTGTGAGATTCTTTCTTGGACAGAGTTACGCTTTTTCTGCTTTTCCTCTGCTACCTGTTCGGGTGTCTCTTCCCCGGATGACTCTTCTGCGGCTTTCTCCTCGGTTTCTGGAGTTTCTACTGCTTCAGAGGTTTCGCCCTGTTCAGGCTCGGGAGCATCTTGTCCGGCTTGCTCTATTTCCGTTGGCAATATTTCAGCCTCAGCTATTGCTGCATCAGTTTCCATATGAGTACGCCTCCGCGAATGTTTACCTTGCTCAGAGGGCAGCAAGTAAGCCCACGCTTTTACGGTGCGTTAAGCCGAGAAATCTTCTTCATACAGGGAGCTAGGGTCTTGCCCTGTTTCTTGTCCTAACAATACGGCTGCGGCTGGAATTGCTATGCCGTATTTCTTTGATATTGAGATTAGACGATCATCAAAGATGACGTAATTATATGATCCGCCGTCTTTCCCACGGCTAAATCCGTCTTTGTAGCGGATGCCTTTGATGCCTTGTTGCTTTAGTGCTTCACTTGCGTCAGCCGGGTTTGTCGAATCATACGCAGAACGGTAATACAACTGGTCACCTTTTAAGTCTATTGGTTGTTTCGGCAATAGTGCGTCAGAATCTTTAAACAGCACGTTCAAGAGTGCGTTATCAAACTCGCCAACAGCCTTTTTGTTATCCTCAAAGCCAAGGTTCTGCATTCTCTCCCTTACAAAATCCGTCTGCTCACTCAACGGCTTATCCCAATCAAGCAACTCATCAGGATCAGCGTCTATTTTTACCTTGTATACTCGTCCCGGAGGCATCAAAGATTCTAATTCATCAGCAAAAGCGTATATTTGGTTTTTTTCGTTTAAAAGCTCATCTACATAACCTTTTCTTAACCCAATTTCATCTCTTGATGGTACTTCAATTTCATCTGCTCTTTGTCTAATTTCGTCTGGCGTATAGTAGTTCATAGCATCTCTTAATAAACCCTGTCTTAAATAATTTACGCCTTCAGGATTACCTGTATTGATGTACGAATCGTCGAATGTTTTATCGTACAATTCTTGCAGTTTTTCGTCATAATTATAATTTTTTCCGTACGGTGGCGTAAGTTTGTCTCTGTAGCCTTTTGCTATTTTTTCACTATCTGCAAAGTATAGGCCATGTCCGTAGGCTTGCGCCCCTTCACCAGTACCTATCGCATCCATTGAAAATTCGTCAAAGTCATAAGGTGAGCCATGAAAGGCATCTATTCCTTTTGTGACTCTTCGTACAGCCGGGATCATCATAGCCATTGAGCCAAGCTCTCTCGCAGCGTCTTCGCCGAGTGTGCTTTGTACTCTGGGAATGATCTCTTCGTTTAGATATTTGAAAGCTGTATCAAGTCCGAGCGTGTCGGCTAGTTGACTAACAGAGTTTAAAAGAGATTGCATTCCTGCCTGACCCTCCATCGAGCGAGGGTTATAGGTGAGCATCTCTCTTACTTCGTCAGCTTGTTCAACCGCGCCGCTAAAAGGCTTGAACTTGTCTTCGGGATCATCGAGGGCAACCAGACCTACAGTCAATGCAGGAACTTCAGAAGCTACAGCAGAACCAGCCGTCAGGAGAGGCTCAAATCCTGCTAATCTGTTTGACTGTCTGCGACCAGCGTAGCCTTCCAGAATGTCTTTAAGGCCGTTAGCCACCAGAAGACAATATACTGCTAAGTCGGTTTGTAGGGGCAGCGGGGCTTTGCATCTGTCCCATTTGCTGTGCTAAACGCTGGATTCTTTCCATTCTGCCGCCTTGTCCGGGCATTCCACCCATGCCTCGCATCTCGCCCATTCCTCGCATTTGACCCATTCCTCTACCTGCTGGTTCACGATAAGGGATGAAAGTTTGTAAGCCTGTGCCGGGGTCAATAACGATTTGGTATTTTTTGCCGTCTTTGCCTGTGACCATTTGTCTTGGGTTATTGGGCAGTTCAGGCATTTCAGTTTGAGGCGTTGACGACGGAAGAGCCATGTTCGGTTTATTCATCTGGTTAGCAAGTGCGCTAGCTCCTGCCGTACCTGTGCCGGGTGTTTCTCTGCGAGACATAACCAAGTCTTGAGCCGGAGTTCGGTTTATTGGTTGATTCATTTGTCGTATCCACCTTTCTTTTTAGCTTTATTTTTTAGTTTATTTCTAGCTTTTTTTGCCGCTTTTATCCCTTCTTTCGTGTATGAAAAATGTTTATTTCCTACTCTTGGCATAACTGTCTCCATATATCTGGTTGTTTAAAATCATGGTTTTGCCCCACTTTGAAAGGCATACGCCTTTGACATTGAACCTTGATTCAATGTTTGTTTTCATCGCCAAACACGAATCAATCTGGTAGTCATCATCAAAGTCCTTGAAGTGAAACCAAGCAAGGCCGCTAATCAGGTAAAGCGTTGTGATCAAATTAACGGAAGCCCGACAGACTGCCTAAGACGCATCTGGGCAATTTCTTTTGTTTCGAGGTCTTCCTGAGCTTCTGCAAGTTTTAACTGTTCTACGGCTGATTTCACCGTATTCATCTGAGCTTTAGATTCTCGCTCTCTTGCTTCTGCTTGCTCTGTCATAACTTCCGCTTGCTTCAACGCCAATTCTAATTGAGCAGCCTGAGCTTCAATTTGTTTCGCTTGCTGGATCTGTTCCTGAAGTGCAGCAGCTTCCTGTTCATCCGGTTCGATAATTCCTGCCTTGACCCCTGCGCTTCTAAGTCGTTTGATCACCTCATCGCCGCCCACGAGATCAAGGTTCTTGAACAACACATCTCCGACCAGTTCGGACATTGCAGGATTCTGGGCAATGATTGTAGACAACTGTTCTGCGGTTTCCTGCTTCCTTGTCGAGAAGGACGGACCACTGGCTACCTTGATATCGTAATTCCCAGCACTTAAATCCATTGTCTTGACGTACTGACCCGTCTGAGCATCCATCAAAGTCTTATTGATTGAAATGACTTCTTCTTTTTCGTCTTCTCCCACAATTCTGATTTGTCGCTCAGTGTCGTAAACGCTTCTAATCATGTCGATACAGATTCGGCCAGAAAGCTCGATTGCATCAACCAGCTGGTCCTGAAATTCAAAGTTAGACATTTCACCTTGAAACTGTCTTTTGCTCATCGCAACGCCTGAAATCTCTTGGCCTTGTTGCCCCAGATTCGCGTCATAAATTCCGGTGGTAGCTTTAATGTCCTCTGCCGCGAGTTGAGCATCCTGCATCAATCCGGGAGAACCTTGAGCCGGGGATTCTCTGTAAGGTTTTTGCCCCTGATCAAAATTAAAGGTCAACACTGGATCATTTGAAACCATCATATTACGCCATTTAGACTCGTGCCCCTTGATCATTGCTGGAGTCACAAAGTAAGGCTGTTTAGGCGTGAGGGCCGTGACCTCTACTGCTACGCTTCGAGAGTAGTTATAAAGCCTCTGAGCATCTTTAGCTTTTCGGACCAGACCTCTTGAAATGAATTTTCCGTTGATGTTTGATGTTTTGCCAAGAACAGGAACAATCGGAATATACCGCCCGACACACTCGACTTCTTCAAGAATGTTGTTTGCCGTTATCTTAAATCTTTCCAGTTTCCTTTTCTGCACCTTCCTTGTCTTGCCGAGCGTAATACCTTGAAGGTTTAACTCGTCCCTGACTGGTTGTACCTCTTTTAAATCTAGCACTCTGCCGTCCGACAACTGAACCAATGTCGATTCTTCAAGCACGATTCGGTAATAATCGGCAACACGAACATAATCTTCCGTGATCCATGTCTCTGAGGTATTGCTTGTCAGGAACTCACTCTCTGAAACGTCTGGTTGGTCTGGATATAGCCTGTCGAATTCTTTTCTTTCCATGTCCTGAAAGAGAAACCCGAAACGTGCTTCTGTTGTTCTTTCTGCCTGAATGATCGGGTCAATCAAAACCGAAAAAGGATTTTTCACTTCTCGAATTAAAATGTCCTGATCAAGAGAAACGTCATCAATGTAGTCGTGATCTACTAGGAAGCATCCAAAGCCACCCTTAACGGCAAACTTGAAGGCCGTCTTGATTGCCTGTATGCCTCTCTGGTCAATTTGACGGATTAACCCTTGGTAGACTTCAGCTATGTCTTCATCGCCTTCCTCCGCGGCTCTGATTTTTACAGAGGGCATATTGCTGAGTTGCCCTCCAATCACTCTGTCTACTGAGGTAGATAATTTGTCAAACGTCAGGCAAGGGCGGTTAGCTCTTGATTTTAACATTTGATCAGACCACTGCCCGTCCTCGTCGTCATCGACGAACTTAACGTCTTCGACAGCCTCTTCGTAAATATAGCTCCATGAGTCAGAGGCGTTTTCAAAACGGTCTAATGCCTCCGCAATAATTTCCTGCTTGTCTTCTTCGCTTCTCTCTTTCATTTCACCATTCACTCGCAAATTCTAATTCAGGGCTGTCGATGTATTCTTCAAATCCCTGAGCAAACATTCTAAACGCATCGGCTCCATTGCTTGCTGCGTTATGAAGAGGCACTTTTCTAAAGGTGTCGTGTTTCTCATCAAACTGGTACTGATAGTTTGCAAGAGCCTCTAAGCCAGTCTCACAATTCTCCTCATGGAACCAGCAAGATTTAAATTTATCTCGCACCATCGCAATACCGTCTTCAACGCTGGCAATCCTCGGAACAGTGGTAATCGGACGGATTCCCAAACCTTCTAGGATGTCTCTCCTGCTTCGGTTGTTACTTCCAAGCGAGATGACCTCAACGTCGTGAGGCAAATAATGTGTTCCGTACAAATAATTTTTTTCTTTCAAGACCCGAGCGTAATGATCTAAGTCCACTAGGCGGTGTTCATAAAAATCAATAAATCTTAGCTCTTTCCCGACTGACTGCATAAACCATATCGCAGTTGAGTCGTTCCTACCTAGATCCCAAAATGTATGCACCTCAAGGCTTTCGACTGGGAACCAGCAAATCCGACCTTCTTCTCTCGCTTGCTTGAGTTGATTTCTGTAGATGCTGCCGTCTACGAATTGCTTTAGTTCCCCTTCGTACACGTGGAGATATTCTTCCTCGTTCTGATCTTTGAGGATTTGCATCTCTTCTGGGAGCGTTGTCTGACTGAAGTAAGGATTGTCCCGATAGCTGACTTTCTTCACCATTGCGTTTTGCGGTGGATGCACAACAAATCTCTGGTACGCTGCGTCTGTCTTATGCTCTGGATTAAAGCTAACCCATATCTCTGAGCCGGGCTTTCGTATTGAAGGGATCAAAGTCCTCCATGAGTTCTCACTGACCGAACTCGCCTCCTCCACCCAACAAAGGTCAATGTTGTCAATACTCTTAATCGACTGGATATTCGCAAGAAGTCCAGTAAATATGAACGTCGTGCCATTTACCCCACGAATCTCGTTTTGAGTGACTTCGTAGAACCTTTCAAGTCCTAACGCTTCAATCCTTGATGCGAGTAGAGAGTGAACAGAGTCCTTGATTGATCTTTGTATTTCTCTAGCGCATAGAATTCTTTTCGGGCTTTCTGTTCCCTTCAAAAGAAGTGCTGAAGCCATTTGGACCGACTTCCCTGCGCCTCGTCCTCCCCAATAACATTTAATCCTGTGAGGTTCGTAAAGTTCTTTGAATGCTGTCGGAACCCTACGTTTCAGGGGTATCACTGAATTGGATTTCATAGGCTGCGATCTGTACTGGGCTATCCTCATCCCCGGAAAGTTCAATGCTTTTCAGGTCAGGTAGGTACTTACTTACGAGCTTTATCCTGCTGTCGATGGCTCCCTTAATCCGGCTTACTGAAACGCTATCCAGATCAGTGTCCAGTTCTTCCAGTTTTTTAATGGATTCAACGACTTGCTCAATGTGCTTCTGGTTGGCAAGTTGTTCTCGCAGACTATCCTGTCTGATCTTCCGATTCGTCTGCGCTCGGGTCATTGCCATCTTCTAAATCCTTTAGCTTCTTTTGTAATCCTTCGATTTGTTCGATCATCTGCTTGATCTGACCGCCCAACAATACCGACTGATTCATCGCGTCATTACGCTGTTGTTCCAGTATCTCAATTCTTCCCTTGAGTTCGTCGCTCATGCAAACAGTCTTTGATCTGCGAGGTTGTCGATCTTCAGCTTAATGCCTTGGACGCTTTTTTTTCCACTGGCGTAGGTTGCAGTGACCTTGATAACACCATCCCCGGAATTTGCTGAACTGGCATAAAAACTTGCCACGTTGGAACTCACAGAGGGCGTAGTCAGGGTGATGTTTTGTCGGCCCTTGCTTTCAGCCGCCACCGAACTGACGGAAGTTGAAAGCTCTGCCGCTTCTGCGCTGAAATCCACTTTGTAGAGCATGTCAGTATCTACGTTCTGCGAATAAACCCGGTTCGTTGTGTTCTGGCGGTGCGGATTCACAAAAATTCTTCTGCTCATTTCCTGCGCCTCGATTTAACCTTTTTTTTGACGATTTTATTAAGTTCGTTTGCTTGGTTTTTTTGAGTGCGGCTAGTTTTACTTAACGACTTAGCTATTTTCTTGAGCTTGCGTTCCACTTTTCTTGTCATTTTTTTTCCTAACAATCAGGGGGGAAGGGAGAGCCGTCCCCCCGTCATGCCATCATCGAGCAAGGGTTTTGCATGAATTTAGGTGGGCTGACCCCCCTCAAGGGGAGAAAGAGTCAGCAATCGCACCTTTCCATACCTTACACCAAATAAAACGTGTTGCAAACCTTTTTCTTTGCCAAGCACTTTCCTTGAAACGTACATAAACAAAGGGCTGTAGACGTTTTTGGGTAGGGGGGGG